GTGTTCCTCTAAAGCGCGGCGCACGCCCATCGGCACAAGCCGGACGTCAGCCATTCCCAGCAATGTGGTCGCAACCCACCGCTTGCCCGCGTTGAAAGCCCAGAAGTCCGCATCCGCCATCGTCTCGCCCGCCGAATAGCCCGTGAGCTTCAGGAGGTACGTGACGAAGATCGCTTCCTGCTTCCTGTCCCCACGGCAGTTGAGGACCGCGGAAATCGCAGCCAGTTCATCTGCCGTGGGTGGAGGAGGTTGATCAGGGCGAAGCGCAAGATGCTCGGGCTCGGGAAGCCGCGAGCGGGTGTCTTCAGCCATTAAGCGATGCGGGTCAGTTCAAACGTCGCGCCGGCATAGACTGAAGTCGTGTCGGCATGGCTGGCGTTCTGGGCGGCCTGGATCTGGATCGTGCCGCCCGTTCCGACCACCATCGAGCCCTCAAGGATCGTGTAGATGGCCGCCGTGGTGGAGGCGATCTGCGCCGTCTGGTCGGTCGTCGTCGTCGTGTGCTGGACAGCAACACCAGATGCCGTAAATGCCTGCCCCGTAGCCTCGATCGAGGTCAGGACAGTCGTGGTCAGCTTGAACGCCGCCTTGATGCCGCTGTTGGCCGTGGCTGTTCCCGGCAGGCAGACGCGATACTTGTAGGTTGCCGGAATGACCGTCAGCACCAGACCGGTGATGTTGGTGAGGGTCGTTCCCGTGGTGCCCGAAGTCGCATCAAACTGAGCCGAGGCCCAGGCAATCAGCGTGCCGCCAACGCCATTGCTGGTGAGGATGTTCGCAGCAGCGCCGGGATCAGCCAGCGTAATGGTGCGGGCTGCCGCCATGGCGCCGATGACAAGGCCAACGGTCGTGTCGCCGGTCTGGTCAGTGACCGAGATTTGCAGTTTGCCCTTGCTCGCCGTGGTCGGGAAGATGTCGACCGTACCAGCGACACCCGATGAACCAGCATCCAGGTTGACAACCCCAACGTTGCGGAAGGCCGAGATATCCTTGTTGGCGTCAACCACGACAGTCTTGGAAGCAGAGACCGTTCCGCCAGTTACCCCGGCGTTGACGTTCAGTTCAGCCCCTGTCGCCGTGATCGCGGTGCCGTTGAAATCAATCGCGTCGACATAGGCGGTTCCGTCAATATAGAGGTCCTTGAACTGCTGGGCGCTCTTGCCGAGATCGACGTCATCATCCGTTTCTGGGAAGATCGCGCCATCAGCGTAGTTCCACTGCGTTGTGGAATTGATCTTGAAGATGCCGGTTGTCGGCGGGTTGAAGCCAAGGGTTGGCAAACCAACCAGCACCTCTGCAGTCGTCATCGACTTCGAGCCGGAAGTCGTGGCCGAAACATCGACGACAGGAAACAGGTCGTTGGTAGCGAGAGCAGCGCCCGTCAGGGCGGTCATAGCCGAAATCTTGCCCATCAGGCATTCTCCTCAAGAAGTTTACTCGTTCCATCCTCAGCGAGGATATCGTCGCCAGCCTCTTCGATGATGTAGGACCCGGCCGAAACGCCATCGCCTCCACCCTCGAAGATCGTGTCATTGGCATTGAGCTTGCCCTTCACCGCCCATCCAACGGGGCCGGTATCAAGGGTCGAAATGCTGAGACGGAACTTGCTTGCCCCGCCATTGGGAATGTCGACGATCCAGACATCAGACGTGGTCATCTGGTCGGTCGTGACCCATGTGCCCGTGTCGTTGAAATCGATCTGCAGGTCTACCGTCGAAGCACCTGTCGTGTGCTTCAGGTAGAGCATGAAGCTCTCGTAGGCTGTGAACACGATCGAAGGCGTATTCGCTGCTGTGAGCGAGCCTGTTAGCCTAGTCGCCATCAGGCGCCCTCCATAGCTTGTTCCAGTTTGTTGATGTTCTCGGGCTTGGCCTTGAGGCCCATGTCGAGCATCTGCGCCGCAGCCTGCTTCTGCTGCTCTTCCATCTGCGCCTGCGCCCGGCTGTCGCGGATCTGCTTGACCAGCTTGGGATCGCGCACCCAGTCCACCGGCAGGTTCTTCATCGAACCGCTCGTGACCTCGTCCCAGTCGATATTGTCGAGGCTGTCCGGTGCGATCTGGAACTGCGCCGTCATGCGCGTGACCAGCGCCTCGGCCTGCTGCGTCCTCAGTTCGCGATAGGCATCGGAAAGCGGCGTCTCGAACTCGAAGTCGACCCGCGCGCCCTGAAGGCTTTCGGGCATATCCTGTGGGACGCCCTGGTCATCCAGTTCGCCAAACGCCCCCCTTGCCATGGCGCGTTCAAACACCGCGTCCATGAGCTGGGCGTTCTCGGCTTCCATCGGCTCGAACACCGGAGAAGCGGAGCGGACATATTCCTCGATCCACTTGCCGGCCTCGTAGGCCGTCATCTGCTTCTCAGGCAGCTTGAACAGGTCCTGCCAGAAAGCCCGGCCCTGCGTCATGGCGAGGCGATCGGTCAGTTCAATGCCGAAGCGGGGGTCTCCAGTCTCCAGGTTCTTGATCGGATCGAGGCGCTTATCGAGGTATTCCGAGTCAATGTACGTGATCGCCCCGGCGCGCAGGTTGATCTCGCCTACGACTGCGTCATGAGCGGCATACTTGGGCGGGTCGACCTTCCATTCCACGCTCTTGAGCAGGGCCTGCTGGGCGACGTTGAGGGTTCTGGCATCAGCAAGGGCCACACCAGCACAGGGCGATCTGCCATAAGGCTCGCCCGAGACTGTCATCCACCTCCGGACGAGATACGGGAACCAGTCGAAATAGCCCTCGCCTAGCCCCGCTTCCTTCTCGTCGACCTCACAGGCCGTGTAGATCGACAGGAATTTGGCAGAGTTGCGGGGCTTCTCGCCCTTCTCGTATTCGTAGGCCTCAAGCGGCGCGACGCAGCGTTGGACCTTGACCTTCTGTTCCGGGCTCTTCTCGAGCTGGTCGCGCCAGACCTTGGGCAGGTTGTCCCGGCCGAACAGCTGGGCAGCCTGTTTGAGCGTCATGTGGATGCGCTCGTGGATCTCGTCGACCACGCCCTCATGGTTCTCCGACCAGGCGCAGTCCTTGAGATGGGCGCAGGTGAACAGGAGGCCCGAACGCTCGGAATTGTAGGTATGCCGCACAATGGCGTTGCCGAACGTGACGTAATCGTTGTCGCTCTCCGCCATGGCCCGCGTGAAATTGGCCGGCGGGGAATAGACGATGTTGCGCTGGGTCTTGGTCGCCCGCTCCAGCCATTGCTTATTGGCTTTGTCGTCCATCAGCTGGTCAGGACGGGCAACGCACTTGAACCATTCCTTGCCGCGGGGGCGAAGCATGGCGCCGAGATTGTTAGCCATGTCCCGGCGCATCCGCTGGGGCACGGATGTGAATATCCCATCGTAGCGCTCGTCGCCTACGCCACGATTGCCGAAGAAGTCAGCGCGCTCGGGGTAGAAGATTTCAGCCTGGGCCTGGAACAGCGAGTTGTACTGGTCCTTTTCGGTGAAGAGCGCATCGCCGCGTTTCTTCCACTTCTGCCCGCGCTCCCTCATCCTCCCGCGCTGGGATGCGCCTTCCTCGCCCTCATAGGCCATTAGCCCAGCACCGTGCCCGAGCTATAGCCTGTGTCGCCTAGCTGACCGCCTGACAGGATGGTCGACGCCACGCCCTTGCGCTTGAGGGCCATCCTGCGCTGCTGGCGCTGCATCTCGATGATGTTGGGATCGGTCTCGGCCGGCAGCTCGGTTGGCCTCTCAGGGCCCGCCATGACCTCCTGCTTGGCGCGCTCCATGTCGGCCGCAGTTGAGCCCAGAAGGGGCGTTTGCGGCGCGCTCTTCTTCTTGAACAGCTTCGAGATGGACATGATGGTCAGCCTTTCCGGCCTATAACCTTGTCGTATTGGCGAGAGACGCGCGGGGTCGCGCTCAACACGTCGCGGCGGCGCTTGATCGATGCGCGTTGCGCCTTGCGCGGCCGATCCGGCTCCGCCCAGGCGAAGATGAAGCCCCATGCAATGTCAGGGCTGCGACCGAGCCGCTTCTTGATCTCGTCGTTGTCCTCGATCGCGATGACGCTCCGGCTGTCCGGGTGCGCCTTCTCGCGAAAGGCTGTCAGCTCTGCGACAATCTCCCGGCCAGGCGGCAGGCACATGTTGTCGCCATGCTCAGGGTCGAGCCCTTCAGCAAAGCGCCAGACCCATTCAGCCCGCTTGTTGGCGAAGCCTCTGGTCCTGCTGCGATCCATGGCGCTGGAACCTTCGGCTCCCCTGCACCGGACCACGTTGAACCCGTTATTCTCCAGCGAATCTGAGACGCCGCCGCCATAACCGCCGCCGCAGTCGATGTTCATCTGCGGGTCGTCCTTGGCCGCAGAGACGATCATCGCGACCTTCTGCTCGGTCGTCTTGACCTCGATACCAGGCTTGATCCTCGGTTCGCCAAACACCACGCCATGAAGCGGAACCACCACCATCCGGTCTGGTCCGCCGTCTGCGATGTCTGCCCCGATCGCCGTTTGCGGCTTCGAGACCAGCTCGCCCTGTCTCAGCTTCCAGCGGTCCTGCGCCTGCAAGATCCATTCGGTTGGGATGACCTGTCTGTCCTGATCCTCGAGCGTGGCGCGGAACTGACCGTCGAGAAATGCTTCCCGAAGATGCTTGGGTAGGTTGGCCAGCGTGGAGGCGTAGTCAGTATCAAGCAGGTCCGGGTTGTCGCTCAGGCTGGCCGGAATGAAGGTTCTGGACTTTGGCCGAATGATCTTGCCGAACCGGTCTTCAGCCTGCCAGTCGGCGTCGACCTCGACATCCTCCTTGCCGTCGATCGTCGTGAAGTAACGAAGCTCGCCGGGCTTGGCCGGATTGGGATGGCGCGGATCAAGCCACGGGGCGAAGTCCTCGATGACCCAAAGGCCCTCGGGTGTCACAGGCGGGTTGCCCGCCATCACCACCCTGCAGCGTTGTCCCGTCTTCGTGGTCCGGTTCCAGACCGTGATGAAGCGGACCAGGTCGCGCTGAAACTGCGTGATCTCATCGAAGCCGAAGAAGTCCGCAGGCCTGCCCTGATAGGCCTCTGCCTCCTGTGCATTGGTGAAGGCGCCGAACTCAATCTCGCGGTCCCTCAGCCTCCACGTATGGCGCTGGGAATTGTACCCGTCCCAGCTGCCCAGCGTTTGCTGGAGAGCCCCCGCAAGACCGCCGACGCCATCGATATCCTTGAAGTGTCTCCGGAAGATGCGGCTGAACTGATGCTCGTTGACGGCCAGGCCAAGAAGCAGCGCCGACTTGCCGCCGCCGGCCGAGCCTCCGTAGAACAGCCAGTCTGCCGGCGAGAAATACGCTTCAGTCTGCGGACCCGGGTTTGGAACCCAGATCATGTCCTTCGTTGCCTTGCGAGCGGTGTCGATCACCTCCTTGCGCTCGCGCTCCGGCAACGCATCAAGGCGCCGGATGATGTCATCCAGAAGGTTCATTTGGAATGTTCGTGCTTGTCAGCCCGTGAGATGGCAGCACCAGCCACCACTACGTGAGCACGATTGTGCCCTAT